ATTTTGAGGACGCAAATTGCGACCTCAAGTCTAACATCACAAAATGCGTCCTCAAATTGGGGTGGTCGTCGCTATCCGCCCTTTGCCTTTACGGAAATGGGGGTTGCAATGCTTTCGAGCGTGTTGCGCAGTGAGACAGCCATACGAGTAAATAGGGCTATTATGCGGGCTTTCGTAGCGATGCGCAACTACATCATGACCACGACGACAGTAACGGCAGAATTGGCCGAAATTCGGGCACGGCTGGCGTTGTTGGAGCAGACGGGCAAGGACAACGCCGAAGCGGTCAGCGATTTGTCGGAGGATATGCGCCAGGAATTGGACAATATCTACGAGACAATTGCGGCACTCTCCGTGAAGGTTCCGCAGGCGCGCAAATCCCCTCAGCCAATCGGGTTCAAAAAATAGACAGATTATACTCGATCGATGCAGATGTTATCCTAATGTTGTTCGAATATTTTCGAATAAATATCGTAAACATTTAGTAAACAGCAAATAAAATAATTGTTTATAACAGCCTTCTAATTCTACCTCCGCTACAAAGATCGCGTGTCATTCAACAAAGCGATCAACAAAGGCCTGAAAGATGTCGGCGAGGCGATAGGCGTCGATGGCCTGACGTTCTACGCTGCGCGGCACTCCTGGGCAACCATAGCGCGGACTCCCCGAGAGGAGGGCGGAGCCGGACTGGACAAATACGTGATTCATGAAGCGTTGAATCACGTTGACACATCCATGAAAGTCACTGATATTTACCTCGTGAAAAACTGGCGTGTCATATTCGACGCCAACAAAGCCGTAATGAATCTTTTCGATTGGAGCGGAATCGGGAAATAATTCCGGCAACGAGTTATCGGAACACGGCCCATCCTATTTTCGTGCCGACATATTGTTTTTCCCGGATCGGATCATACCCTACTATGACCTCACCGCTCCATCGGCCTCTCGTATAGCGTCCGTAGATGCCCGCCCACTGGTTGTATGGATCGATTCCGAGGGCGAGCCCCATTTCCCAGCGCGGCGGCCGCACCTCAGTATACAGTTTTGTAACCGTAATCTCACGGACAACGGGCTTTACTACGGCCGAAGCCCGCAACAGCCGGTTTTCTCCTACGGTCGCATCGACAAGGAATGTTCCGGTCGAATCGGCGGAGAAATCCAGCCGGTAATCCCGTTCGAGCAGATAGTCGGCGATAATTGCGGCTGTATCTACACTCATGTATTTCCATACCGTATCGGCCGGTTCGCGCACCGCGACCGGATAAGGTTCCCGAATGGTGTCGTACACGGGAACCGGCCACGGCACCCATCGGGTAACGGTGCTGTCGCGCATTTCGACGGAAGCCGCCCCGCGGCGGTAGCCCCAGCCGAAAAACAGTGAACCGACGATGAGCACGGCCAACAAGTATGCGAGCAGTCGTCTCACAGATGCAACACCTGCCTTCGGTTCTTCCCGTCGGCACGGTATGAAATATGGATCCAGCGGCCCCGATTCTCGTCGATGAGCTGGTCGAAGGGGATCGCGCTAGCTGCGATGCGTTCGAACAGCCGCAGATTATCCGCGACGCTGCCGGTGGTGATGTCGGCCGCTTCGCCCTTCATGTGCTGACTTGCCGCAGCTCCGCCGACGGCTGCGTTGAGCGCCGGCGATCGGTAGCCGCTGTTCACGCCGATCGGCTTGCCCCAAAGTTCGCGCACGGGATCGAGGCATTCGTCCATCAGCGCATTGAGCCGGCGAATGACGTCGTGCGACGGCGCGTTGTCGATGCTGCGCGCTGCGGCCGTATCGGAACGCAGCAATTCGGAAAGGGTGAAATACGTTGCCATACCTATCCTTTCATTCGGTCATACCACATCTTTGCCTGCCAGCCTGCGGCGGCTCCTGCGGCCGCCCCGAATCCTGCGCAGAGCGTCGCCGTGGTGCGGATGCCGCTCGGCAGGAGATTGAACAGAACGACCAGCGCAATGACGGCGGCCGACACGCAGAGCGCGATTTTGACTTGCTTTTTCATGGTTTTTACAGTACTAAGGTTAAAACAATATATGTTATCGATACTCGGGCAGCAGGTATTGGATGTTCATGGCCGCCGTGTGCATGATCTCCCGCGCATTCTCCTCCGATACGGACAGCGGGCGGGTGAACTCGCAGAAGATGCTGCCTATCCAGTCGTGGCGGTTGTCGTTGAGCCGTTTGATGATGGCCGCCCGACATCCGTAACTCGAAAGGATGGACTTCGCATATTTGTCGTTCACCTGCTCGTCGATGTCCGTGATGTAGAGGAAGAGGTTCTTCACCAGATCGCTGCTGAACTTCGGCACCTCCGAAATCGGAAGGCCCTGCATGTGCGGTTTCATCGGTTCCACCCCTTTGCGCTTGACCTCGTAATAGACGGACAGCAGGCTTTCGTTGCCGAGCGGATGCGGCTGTACGATATAGACCCGATCGGCATCCAGCTCGTGCAGAACGCTCCACAACTCACCGTATACGATAGACGAATTGTCGGCCCGACGGATACTTTTCGTCTCTTCGTCCTTTTTGAACTTCTCGATTTTCAGGTCGGTCAGCTTGTTTTTGCTGTACTGGTTATAGGCGAACCACGCAGCGATAATAGTTCCGAGGGCACTGATGATTGCGGGGAGGTATTCCATAGCGATTTCAAAGGTTAGGCGTCGTGTACATGCAGTGATTCCACCTCTTCGCGCTGCGCCACCCGCTCGGCTTCGAGCTCGGCGAGGGTCATTTCGTTTCGGTTGTACTCTGCGTTCGCCTCCTCGTATCGAGCGAAATCTTCGGGATAGGCCTCGCGGAACGATGCGCCCGTCTTACTACATTTTGCGGCTCGTTCGTCCGAGGAGGCCATGATCGCGCGCAGCGCCAGCTGCCGCGATTGCAAAGCGTCGATTCTCTTTTGCAGTTCCATAGTTTATAATGATTTTCGTTTTACAAAGCAGCTACCGGCCGAACATACTGTGATATACATTTGACGTAGGAAAACATGATCCCTTCGATACAATAACTCATGAATGCAGAACCGATATCGCCTTCGCAACTCGTCCAGCAAGAAGCGGATTTTGCCAATAAAGTCGCCTTACCGAGGCGCGACAGCGTGCGGTTCACAGGGTCGCGCTCCACATCGCCGGCTGTCAGTACACGATCGTGCAGGAGCAGATAGAGTTCTTCGACCGACGGCAGCCACCAGCTGCCCGCTTCGAGCCCTGTCGTCGTACTTTCGACCGCGACGCCGTATTCAAGTGCGGCCGCTGCGGCCGGATAACAGGGTTTGCTCTGACCGTAAATATCCGTAAAGCGCAGGCGGCCGATCTTCGCCGTGTTCGTCCTGCCGTCGCGCAGCATCGCCCCGTAAGCGCTCGGATACTGAGCCATGTGCTCGCCGAAGAGATACGATGCATAATCCGCATAGGCAGCCCGCAGCTCGGCGCAGAATTGGGAACCTTCGAACGACGCCTGATTGACGATCGTCTCCGAGCCGAGCGGCACGTTCGAAGTCGGGGTTATGCCGTTTGCTGAGTAATATTGCAGGAACAATTCGGAATTCATTCCTGCCCGCGTACCATTCACACCGTTCTTGCGTCGAACGTATTCGACCGTCTGACCCTCATCGAGCAGCAGCCCCGTAAGGGCTGCTTGATAGTTCGTGTCGTCGGGCCGTGTCGTGAGTGTCGCGCCGCTCACCGCTTCGACCGTCGTCCATGATTTCGAATAGCCGTTCGACGTGAGAACGATGCGTCCTGCCGCCTCGTCCGCCGTAGCCGACCAACCGCCGCGATCGACGCTGGACATGTTTACTTCACCCGTTTTAAATGCCGCATTGGCAGCTGCTGCGAGGTCGGAAAGCGTAGCACCGGCGGTATAGGTGATCGTCTTTTCAATCGAGTCGGCGAATTTCAATACGATCGTCCCGCCGGCTGCCAGATCGAAATCCGACAAGGCGACTTCGTAGGAGTAGGCCCAAAGGGACATAGTAGGACTATCGAGTGAGACGATCAGCACTTTGTCGCCCTGCCGCGCATAGACGACAGCCAGCGGGGTGAGGGTCGCAGGAAGCTGTGCGGCCGAGAGGGTCGCACCCTTGACGAACCGGATCGCACCGGCCGTCTTGTCGTAGACCGCGCAGTCACCGACCGAGGCTGCATCCTTGCCCACGACGATGTTCACGCCGTCGTAGATGATTTCGTTGTCGCTGGCGATGAGCGAGACGGCCGATTGCGTCGACAGGCGATCCGTGTCGGAGGCATACGCCACACGATCCGTATATTTGTTTACTTGTGACATGGTATCGAGGTTTTAGAGGTTTTTCCAATCCGCCACGGCCGCGTTGCCCGTGGACTTGTAGACGGCGCCCGAGGCGGTGTCGATGTAGAACTGGCCGGCACGATCGGGCGCTTTCGTCGGGGCGCCGCTGCCCGTCAGGATCAGGTTGTTCGGGCCCCACACGCCCAGCTCCCTGACCTGCAACTCGGGGATCACGGCAGCGCCCGACAACACGGCCACGAGTGTCCGTTCGAGGGTCGTGACGCGGGCTTCGAGGCTGCAATCCGATGCGGCGAGGACGGTGAAGGTATCGCTGTCTCCGGGACGCTGTCGATAATCGAACACGGCCGTGCCGCCCGTTTCAGTCGGAACATACGGCAGATCGAGGCCCGCACCCGACGTGTCGCGCCACTTGTCTGCCAACAGACCGGCGGCGATGTATTCGGCCACAAGTCCGGTGCGCATCTCACCCGACAGAGGCAGCATGTACCGCTCCGGTTCGCCGCCGTTCCACAGCGTGGCGACCTCCGAGGCCGTGAGGGCGTAGTTGAAAAGACGTGCGCCGAGGATGACTCCGGAGAAAGACCCGCTGCCGTCCGATAGTGCCCCCAAACAGAAATGCGTGGGGTCGGTGATCGTGGAATAGTCGGTGGTCTCCCGATCCTTCACCGAATTCATATATCCCGCAGAGGTGCCGTTTTTGTCGAATGAGACTACGACCTGGTACAATTTCCCCGATTCGGGATTGAACGACACGAGGGTCTTGGGGCCGATGTTGCAGAACAGACGGTTCGATGCGATGAATATGGATACTCCGAGGTTCGCGTTGGAACCGCCGTGGTCGAAATAGAGGAACGAGTTCGGCGTTCCGTCGCATTCGAAGGTTACGACGAGTGTCTTGGCGGTGGAGAGGCACAAGGCAGGATCAGTCGACACGAAGCCTCCGTTGCCCGTTTTGACGCCCGTCTGACGTCCCTGCAAAGGGGCTATCTGCGACGATTTGATATATCCCGTCGAAGGGTCGAGGTCGGCTTTGCCGGCGAGTGCATCGGGAATATCCGATACGGACACAGAGGTACGCATCGCCGAAAAGGTGCCTCCTGACTCTGTAATGGTCAATGCAATGTATTTCCCCGAAGATATATATTCGATTTCGAGTGTTATTTTCAGTGGCAGACCAACACTCCTATTTACATCTACTATCACAGGAATAGATGCATTCCTGTTCGCCGCAGCGGGATCGGTCGACACAACGACGATACAGTTTCGCCTGAGCAACTTCGAGCATAACTTTCTGAATGCATCTACACCCCCGACGGCCGCACTGATCTCTTCGCTCGTACTGTCGCTATCGATGCCGAGATAACCGGAGGGAAGGGCCGTGTTGTTGAGCAGATCGGCCCACTCCATCGATGATGCCGTATACGGCAGTCTCGATAAGGTAAATGTTTCCGATGTCAACGTAAGACTGGACGGGAGCACGTATGTCTGCGATGCATAATATCCGATGACGGCCTTCGTATCGGCATGCACTCCATATCCTGACGGTACGAGGTATTGTCCTCCGTTATCGGGAATCCTGACAACAGGTACCGTGTGAATCGGATCCGCAACGATCCGATCGAATGCTGCCGCGATTTCAGAGGCAGACATATCGGGCAGATAGCTGTCGTCTGTGGGGCCGGCTTTGGTCAACAACACCACAGGGGTTGTGTTCCCCAGAAACTCGGCGATCTGGTCGAGCGTGGCGAAGGTGGACATGCTATCCCCGTCCTGAATCTCCAACGCAACCGCACCGTTCAGGGTCTGAGCTTGCTGTAAGTCTTTGATCTTATAATTTGCCATAGTGTCATTCGGTTTTGGGTAGATCGCCCAGACGCAGGAAATCGTGTACGTTGGACGGATGTTGTCTGAGATGATGCCGAGCCGCTGCGGCCGTCAGATTCAAGTGTGTGTAGAGTTTTCCGCGATAGCGGATCACGACGCCGGATTTGAGCATGTAACCGCCGTTTGCGCCTTTCTGCTCCTTCCGCAAATAGGAGGCGATCATCGCGGCCGCATCACGGAACCGGTTGGGACACCGGCCGCTGAAATCGGAAAGCATCGGACGCCCGAACACTTCCCGATAATCCGATTCGATCCGCTTCTTCTCTTCCATGCACAGAGAGGTGCCCGATGCACACCTCTCCATGTACCAGTCCAACGGTTGCATACCCCCTACTCGGCCGGAGTACACAATGCTTCCAGCGCGGCGCGAGAAGCGTCGATACCGCCGGCGTCGAAGAAGATCTGCGGCGTCGGTGCGTTCTGCTCGATCAGGTCGCCGCCCCAACCTCCGTTGTAGCCGTCGCCGTACTTGTCGAGCGTCGCGTTCTGCATCGATGCGCCCTGTTCGTAGCCGATCACACAGAACGCCTGGCTGCCGTCCGCACCCTTCGCCTTGTTCTCGTAGACAGCGACCCAGTCCTCGTTCTTGAACGCCTCGATGTTCTGCGAGTTCGCGGGGCTGTCGGCCAGCATACGCAGCGGCAGCGTCTTGTTGATGGCGATGCCGATTTCGGCGTTCTGATCCTCGTAGATCAGCCCGTTGTAGGGCGTTTTGGAGGGAATCGAGAACCGATAGGCCCTCTTGCCGGATTTGAGTGCGATCTTGGTGATCTTCGGTTTGGTGTATTTCGTCGCCGATTCGTCCAGATCGGACTTCTTGATAAGATAGGCAATCTTCTCGACGCCCACCCCATAGACCGTGTTGCAATCTTGCAGGATATCGCCTGCCAGATCATTGATACATTCTGCCATTGTTTTTTTTAATTTATTATAAAAGGGTTAATTCGTGTTTGAAGCAAATATAGGATACGCAGGAAGGGTTCCTCCGAACTTTTCGCTGTTTTTTTACCTTTTGCGTCCGGCGTAGCGCGCCGTCTCATCCTGCACCTTGACCCGCCGCTGACCGTTGTTTATATCCCTGACCGTCACGACAGGGTTCGGAAGCCGGCGCATCACGCGCTCGAACATCTGTTCCATCTGACGCATCCCCGAACTCTTCTCCGGAAGATGCCGCGTCGGAATGGCGTTGCCGCCGCTCGACACGTTCATCATCGAGAGCACCGGCCCCCAATCCACGACCGCACGGGCCGTCATCACGGCCTCGCCGTTGGACAGCCGCGCAGGGATGCTGTCGCTCGTACCCGTGCCGGGGCCGGTCACAAGACCGCCGCGGGAAAATTTCGGCGTAGCCGGTTTCTCGGCTTGATTCAAAACTTGGTACGCCTGCGCAATAGCGGAAAGGACAGCCGCAATCGCAGCCGCCATTTTGATCGGACGCGCGGCATTGCCTGCAATCGCTTCGGAGATCGCCAACGCCGTATTGACACCGATATTGAACAGCGCCAGCAGTTTTGCGAACTCGGCAAACTCCGCATTATCTTCGGCCAGCGTATTGAACAGATTGGCTGCCGCACCGCTGATCGTCGACATCGCCGTCAATGTGGTGTTTAGCTGATATTCGGCCTGCTCTTTGGTAATTCTTGCCGTCTCCAATTTCGCATCCTGAACCGCCATTTCACCATTGAGAACGGCCGTCTGGTATGCAACATCCGAATCATACAGAGATTCTTTCGTTGCTTCGTCCATACTCAGCAGTGCCTGGTATTTATCCATAGCGATGCGAAGCTCCTCCTGCGCGATCGCCCGCTGGGCGGAGAGACGTTTCCCATTATCCTCGCTTTTCAGGTCGGAATAGTTCTCGTTCTTGACTTGCGCACGAGCCAGGGCATCCATCTGGGCATCCATACCGAGGCGGGCCCTGATGCGCGCTTCCTCACGCGCCAACTCCTTGCGCAACGCCTCCTCGCTGTATTTTTCCTCGACGGATATTCGGTCTTTCTGATACTTTTCGTCCAGAGCCAATATCCGTTTGTTCAGCGTCTCTTTCTCTTGAAGGAGCCACGCCGCCTGCTCTCCTTCGGCGGTTTTCAGCAGGATGTCGATCTCGCCGATTCGCTTTTCTGCCGATTTTTTCGCAACCGAGTTTTGCTCAGAAATGCTTTTTAACTCGCTCTCTTTCGTCTTGGTACGCATCTGCTGGACGAGTTGGAAATAATTCTTCTCCGCTTTGAGGGCCGCATCTTTCGCTTCCTTGATGGCTTTGGCGCGGGTTTTGGCGGTTTGGGTTGCTTTTGCATCGGTTTCATTCAGACGTTCTTGCAATTCCCGCAGAGCGGATTTTTCCTGAGCATCTAGCCGTTTTAACCCCGCTTCCATTTCTGCAAGTTTGTCGTTTGTCTCAACTGAATTCTTAGTCGGTTCGGCACTTAATTTCGCGATCTCGAAATCCAACTGGGCGATGTCCTTTTTGATTCTGAACATTTCCCGCGTCTTGTCTATTGCTTCCTGTGCATATTTTGCACGTTCCGCATCCGAGTTTTTCAATTTATCGTTCGATTTCAGTCGCGCATCCGCTATTTCCGCTTCGAGTTCTGCAATCCTTACGACGCCTTCCCTGTATTTGGTGTTTCGTTCTTCCTGTTTAGCGGCTAACTCGTCGAATGTTTTTTGTAATTCATTAGCTTCAACACCTTGCCCCAAGAAGCTAATAAAACCACCTATAAACCCCGAGCGCATTACATTTTTCGCAAGGATTTTTAACTGCGTCCAAAACGTTTTGAATTTCGATGTCGTCTCTACCATCACTTCACCCATTCTATCGACCGAATTAGTGTAGGCTGCATTCCACGCATCTGCGGCCGACATTGCTCGCTGATTTTTGTAGAATAGTTCCTCGTTCTCCTGAATACGGGCATTTACTTCCCGAATGGAAAACGATAGCGCCTGATAGCTGGCGTAGATAGCAGCAATAGCAGCTCCGATAGGCGTAGCAATGAATGCCGCCATCTGTTTAACAAGAGACCCAATGGCACCTGCTGCACCCTTAATGACATTCGTAACGCCTCCCGCATTTTGAGCCGTTTGCGCAAGTTGCAGCAAGAAATTGTTCCCAACAGGAAGCGTGTTCTGAATGGCATTCTCATAATTGCCGACATTCGAACGATAATCGCCGATTGCGGCCTCCGCCTCTTTAACGGCGTCGCGCTGCGCTTTGATATGATCTGCTAACGCTTTCCCGCTGGCGCTTTCGCGTTCGGCGGCCGATAACCTTCCATACTGCGCAATAAGGCCGTTCAGATTCGCGCGTAGTTGATTCAAAGACCCGTCAAGCTCTTTTTCGACCTTAATGTTATTTTGAATCTCTTTTTCATACTGTCTTTGTTCATCCGTCAAGGCTTTTGTGGTAGACTTCAATTCTAATTGTGCCTTTTTATAATCGGACAGCGAAATTTGGCCGGTCTCGTACTCTTTTTTGAGGTCGGCCAAAATCTTCTTATTGTCTTCAATAGCTTCGTTGGCTTTTACCCAACCCTGAACGAGTTCCTTATAATTGAAGCGAATATTAATAATCTTATCGATCGAATCTTGTGTAGCCATAATTTTACAGTTTAATCAATTTACACTCGCATATACCGTCCTCACCGGTCGTGACGGAGTAGATGGCGAAATAGCATCCGTAGACGTCGAGGTAAACCCGCCGCCGATAGTCGAGATTGCAGATGTCGGCCACGGTCAGTTTGACGTAGACCGTAATCATGCGGAACTTTTTCAAGATCCGCTGGTAGTCTGCATACCGTTTCGCCACGATACCCTCCGACCCGCCGAAATACATCGTGCGGGGGAAGTATCCGTATTCGAAATGCGCCAAACCGTCGGATGTCGTTATATTTAAGGCGAGAATCCGAGGTGAAGGCTCGTTATAGGTTACATCGGTGGTATTTCCGTCTTTATCCTTTTTGACATCGTAGCATGGAACTACGGCAAATGTCGTCTTGTCGTGGATGCTGTCGGTATTGTTGATGAAACGATTGGCCGAAGCCGAGAAATTCAATGATACCAATTCGTTCTCCAGCTCGATGTTCTCGTTGTCGATGGAGATGATACCCTGCGTGTTCAACATCTCGGCGTCCTCGTCGTTGTCGTAGTCGAGCGTGTTGGTCTGGGCATAATCCCCCATCGTGAACTCCGTCCCCTCCGGCCGCCAGATTTCGCCCCGATCGTTCAGAATCACTTTGCGGCTCCAATCCTGAATCGTTGCGTCGAGATGACTGTCGACGATTCGTCTGTCGGTCTGCGTGTTCGGCGTCCGGTTGTCTCCCGAGCCGACGATGCGGTAATCGTAGTCGATCGTCTCCGTCGAATTATAGAACCGATCGGGCGACATCATGCGGATCGTATTGCTATCCGAACTGTCCGGATAGGCGAAAAGTCCGGCCATTGTCATCAATGCCGACAGGAACTCCGCGTGCGTCATATCCGGCAGGTTCTCGGCTATCGGGAACGGAGAGGGAAACGATATATCGTCGAAATGGGGCGTAATGATGAACCGGGCCGAAACGAGAGTTTGATCGCCACCGTTCGTAACGAAATTTTCCAAACTCCACCAGACCACATCGTATTCCTTGACGTCGACTTCTTCCTTGTTGAATATATCTGACAAGGCGAAAACAACTCCGTTACCTATTCCGCTTCCCGAATCATAAACTGACAGCAACACCTGCTCTGTGCCATCTGTTTTGCGGCCGGCAAGACGCAATTCGACCGGTTTCGTCGCATCCTGTCGATGTCCGTTAAAAACAATAGGCTCCCCGTCATAACTAAGTATCGACACGTCTACTACTTTTGTATTGGCAATATAGAACTCTTTATATTCTTTCACCTCCGAAGGCAAGCCCTTATTTATTACATCTTCGACAACAATCCCTCTCTTATCCCATACCGTATTATCCTTTTGATAAAACAGCGGATAATATCCATTATCGCTATTCGTAAAATAGGCGGAACTTGCCTCGAACCGATCCGAGTACCAGCTATCCGGCCCTGAGTTTTTCGACACGAGCGGAATTAACAAATCATGACCGTCTATTCGACTTAGTGCAGTTTTGCCTTCTATTATAATTCCGTGGTACCGTTCTATTGCGTTTAATACGGCTTCCACGTAGATAGACGGATGCGTATATTTCCAGTATTGGCGGCTTTCTCCGGGTATGTACCAATTACCGGAAGAGTCTTTTGCATATTCGATAAGCGATGCGCCGAAATCAACTGCGATAAAACCGGTATACGGAGAAATCGGGCTATTCCTAAGTAAATAGCTTGTATCTTCGTTCCACTCGACATAATCCGCTCCCGCCACCTCGATGATCTGCTCGCGCAGATCGCGCAGCGAAGCGTCGAACAACGGCTGGAAGTTGTCGATGTTGCCCCACACGAGTGTGATGTTGATCGTGTCGGTTACGTCCGTAACCATCGCATACCCCCGCGTGAAGACCGGAAAGCCGCCGAGGTAGTACGCTGCCGAATGCTTCCCGTATGCCGCCGAATCGTCCAAGATGTCGATGCGGTCGATCAGACCGAAGGCCTTGCGGTTGCGGGGCGTCAGCGGCAGATTGATCTCCGCGCTGCGGTTGCTCTGGATCACGTCGAGATCGTTGAAGACCGGCGACTGGAAGATCAGCGACGGCGTATCTTCCAGATCGCACAACTGACCGTTTATGTAGAGCTCCTTCGTCATAGCGTCAAGTGCTTTATCGAAAGTTCTACCACGCAGTCCTGCATGCAGGCATTCGTCCGCGAGATGTCGCCGTCTTCGACATAGGCGTCGATCCACACCTTCCGCCGGGCGTCGTACAGCTGCACCTCCCGTCCGGAGAGAATCGATGCGCACAGGTCGAACAGTTCACGGTCGACCAGTCCGCTATGGAGCGTATGGGTCGTGGTCGCCGTGATCGTGCGGTGGCGTTCGGGTGTCAGTTTCTCGGAGAGCGTTTCGAAGGTCTCGTCTTCGGATACGTCGTCGACGCGCTCGGTCGGATGCCAGAGAAAGTAACGCATCAATCCCGTTGCATCGCGCCAGCGCACGAACGATCCGCTGTCGCAAGGATTCACCACGACCGTCAGACGCGCGCTCTTCACGGCGCCGGTCGTGCCGCCCGTCGAGACGATCAACTGCCGCTCGCCGCCTCCGAATTCGCGGAAGAAGGTCATCGGAAGGGAGAACACGGGATCGACACGCGAATAGACCTCCCGCCGGCCGCTGTCGGCATCGGTGAAAGCGAAGTCCTGCATGGCGCCCGTATAGGAGTTGACGAGAATCTGCTCGCTGTAATCGAACGCCGGAAAGACCACGATCTTCGACGGCTGGGGCCAGCTGATCGGGGTATCGGCCTGCGCATTGTTCGTCATCGCACGCACCGACGCCCCTTTGAGCAGATAGAGCGGCGACGAGGCGATCGCCCGCCCGTCTACTTCGAGGCTGATCGTCGTTTGCGCATTCCCGTCCTGTGCGATGATTTCGAACAGATCGTCCATCGGGAATACGGCCGAACCGTTGATGATCGAACGCACCAACGTATAGCCGCCGACTTTGACAACGGCCGCATTGTATGTCGGCGCTTCGCTGACTCCGACCGTATTGTAGTTTCTCGCCAGCGAAATGGCGGGTGTTAATCTATATTTAGGCATAATCACTGATTGTTTCATTCAACATCGTAAACACGCTGCGGTCGAGCTGCTCGGAGAGTTGCCGGTCGATGTCGTCCACGGCCGGCTGCAACAGGTCGAACAGAATCTCCGTACCGCCGCCCTCGCGGTAGAGCACCGTGCCCTTGCTCCATACGTTCGCCGCCACGGCGTAGGCGTCGATCTCCTCGATGCCGTAGAGCCCCTCTTTGGCCTGCGCCCATCGTTCGATCGCAAGGAGAAAGGCATCGAAGGAGGCGTATTGCGCCTGCACATCGCCCGCAGAATACCCCTCATCGACGCCGGCGATCCCCTGCCGGCCGACGAACGCCGCTTCGAAACCGTCGTCGTTCTGTTCGACCTGCGTTTGGAGCGATGCCGCCGTCGCGCCCGTGGCCCATTCCGGCACGCCGAGGCTGTTGACCCGCTTTCCGCTGCTGCCCGTCTTCGTTTGCAGATTCGCCACGACCTGCGTGCGCAGCGTATCGAACCGCGCTTCGCACACCTCGATGAATCGCTGCGGATCGAAATAGCGCAGTATCTTGTCGATCCTATCCATTGTTGCAGGTCGAATAGGTCATCGTCGCCTCGCATTCGACTCCGCAGACCAGCTGATCGAATCGGGCGGCGAACGGGGTGATCTTCGTGACCTGCACCTCGACTCCCCGATCCCGCAATGCCTCGAAAAACTCCGCCGAGCGGTCGATCATCTCCTCGACGATCGGCATGACCTGCGTCGCGGTATCGGGTTCCGCTTCGCCGAGGTCGCCGCAGAAGAGGAACTTCGAGGCGCGCTTGTAGACGCCATCGAGATCCGTCGGCGTGATCATCTCGAAGAATTGCCGCACGACGACCGGATATTCCGTGATCGTTCCCAGGATGTAGTTCGTCTCTTTAAGGCGGGCATAGATATACGAACCGAAGCCGCACGCCCCGGCGGCCTTGTCGATATGGTCGTTCAGCGAGTTTATCTTCACTCCCACGATACGGCGGGCCGGCGGCGTCTGCCCGACGACCCTGTACTGCGTCTGCCCGACGACCCTGTACTCGTATTCCTTGTTGTCGGTCATCTTCTTTTGATTTTAGAGGTTTGTATCCTGCTGAGATTGCGCTGCTCGATCACGTCGTTCGTCGTCGACTCGAAGGCTTCGTAGACGACGCTCCACTCCATGCCGTAGACCGACGCGGGCGATACGGCGCCGTTCATGATCTGCACGTACTTGCGCACCACGGCGGCGATGCCTCGGTCGGGGCGGTCGATCTGCGCCTGCCGCTCCTCGTCGGTCGGTTCGATTTTCAGATCGGCGAATCTCTTCGAGATGGCCGCGAGCGTGTCCATGCAGTGCAGAAAGTAGCGGTACGCACGGATGAACCGCAAATCCGCGACCTTCTCTTTCGGGATGCCGAGCATTTGCGACAACACGTTGACGAAGTAATCGGTGGAGCGGTTCGTCGCGTTCAGCACCGCCAGATCGCGCATCGTCATGTGTTTCGGATCGCGGGCCGCAATACGCCTGTCCGGCAGCCACCGCCGATGCAGTACGCAGCATTCCGGTTCCGCCCGTCTCTTGATCTCTTCTGCAAACCGACGGCTTTCGAGGTTGAACAATGCCGCCCTGCCGATGATGATGTCCCGAACGGTGTCGGTCGATTTGACGATCATAATCCGAATAAGTTTGCGGGTTCGAAAATTGCCGAACAATAGTCCGGCACGGCCCCCAGTTCGACGAGCTTCGGCCGCAGAGCGCAGCATTGGCGCACCATATCGTTCCAAACCTCTATGGCACGGATGCGCGGACTCGCTTCGTCCGAATATTCCCCACGCTGCACCTTCTCGCCGGCCGGTGTGCCGACCGTAGTATGCGTGCGCATCCAGTAGAAATAGACATAGTTCGCAATGGGCGAGGTCTTGGTCGCCTCGTTTCTGAGCAGCGCAACGATCTGCGGATTCTCCTCCGCCGTCGCCGCCAGTGCCTCACCCAGCAGATTGCGGAGGAATCTCGGCTCGTAAATGGCGATGTAGGAGTTCGCCGAATCGATGAGTGCCTGAGCGAGCGCCGTCGGCTTGTCGTCCTTCCGATTGGCGATGCCGGAGATGTAGATCGGATCCTTCTCGAAATAGGTGTTGTCGATAATCATGGAAAATGTATTTAGCGGGCGCAGGGGCGATCAAACCCCTGCGCCCTGAAATTACTTCACCGTTTCTCGGTGGCGCGGCCCAACTTGATGAGCGTCTTGGCATGTACGGGATGCACCTCATAGGCTTTGCCCTTCTCCAGCGTATTGCCGGGGCCGCCGGTTCCGTAGACCGTCACGCGATCGTTGAAGTCCACATTGGTCTTTTCTTCTTTCGTTGCCATATTCTTTTTCGTTTAACGTGTTTGACTTAGGCTGCCTTCTCCGAAGGCTCGGCAGCCGGTTTCTGCAAGGCGGCGATAATGGTCGCGAACGTGCCTTTGACGAACGCCCCCTGATCGACCGATGCGAAGTACGAGTGCAAGCGCTCCTCGCAGATGACCGTGAAGAGATTCTTCTGGAAGTCGTCGTCGACCCACCCGAATTCGACGCGAATGCCTTTGTACGGGCGAACGTTCCATTTGCTCGTATCGGCAACGAGGAAATCGCCGGCCTTGACGTAGGTCGATTCCACGATCTCCACCCCGCGGATGAGCCGGAACAGCTCGTCCGAGATGTAGTGACCCGTCGAATCCTTCGTCAGGTCGATGGAGGCCCGATCCGAAGGGTTGAGCATCACCACGTCGGGATAGAAGTTCAGGTTCCGCATCTGGAGGATCGCTGCGCGGATCGCATCGGCCTTGTTCGCCATTTCGACCGTCCCGTCGAGCGCGGTGGCCGTATAGGTGGCAGCAGCCGTAAAGATGCCTTTGAGATTCACGCCCGTGCCGTTACCGGTGAGCAGCTGTTTCGTGCGTTCCTGAACGAGCGACGTGCGCAGCATGTTGTCGATCTCCGACTGCATATAGTCGAAATCGTCGCGCATCTCGTAGGAGATTTTGGCCGATACGGCCACTTTCTTCGCCGTCGACGTCTCAGGGACATACGACCAGTCCATAGCGGGCTTCAAGGTCCCCTCGGCGATGAATGCAGGAGCGCCGTTGCCGGGCTTGCGATCCACCCACGTGATATTGGGCGAGTTGGTCGAGCCCTTGAACAACCGTTCTACGACGCGCGTGTCTTCGCTCGGCGCGTAATGAATCGTGCGGTCTACTTCGGTGTTGAGCGCTGCAACCGCCGCGGTATTGGCCGCCACGGTGATCGTCGTAGCCGCCGCTTTGATCTCCAGTTCGAGCGCCGTATTGCGTTTCTCCGCGAAAGCGCGTTTCGCCTCGTCGCTCGAAAGGAACGCCTTGATCTGCTCGCGGATCGTGCGGCCCTTTCCGGCGCTACCGCTCATCGAACGGCGGATCTCGCTCCCCTGCTCCTTGAGAGCCTTCTCGATCTCCTCGATCTTCTCGGCCGACACGCCCAGTTTCCCGAGCGACGATTTTACCGACTCGACGATCTCTTCCTCCGATTTGATCCCCTCGGCCAGCATTTCGAGCTGGTCGTTGATGTGCTTGCCGAGCAATTCCATGCCCTTGCGATCCACATCCGAGAACTCCCCGCTGTCGGGCAGTTCGAATTTCTTGAATTTGAATGCCATGTTTTTCAGTTTTTGATTTGACCTAATTTTTCGAATACCGAACTGCGTGAAGTGAGTGGCGCGGGGGCCGGCTCGGCTTTGAACATCGACAGTATTCTGCTGTGTACTTTTTCGTATTCATCGGGCGCGGTCTCCCGTAATGCCTTGACATATCGTTCCATGTCGTCCAAGGCTTTCATGTCGCCGATATACTCCGTGTGCTCGTTGGCGCCGAAGGTGACGACCGAAATCTCGTGCAGAATAATCTCCTTCACGATCAGGCAGTCGAGGTCGGGATCGTAATCGCATTTGTCCCATACATACCGATAGCCTATCGAGAACTGGTTGAGCACCCCTTCGTGCATCTGCACCCATGCGCGGCGAGCGTCCGGCACGGCATCGAAATCCGAGAGCTGCACCGTGGCGTATCCGCCGTCGTCCTTCTCCTCGATCGACAGGATGCGGCCGATCGGGTTCTTCGTCTCGTGCTGCCACAGGAATTGTATCTTCCGGTTCGTCGCAGACGCCGGCCCGCGCTCCTGAATACTCTTGCTGATGCAGCCCTTCATCAGCATGTCGCCGTCCGAATCGACCGTTCCGAACGAACAGAACTTCACGAGAATGATGTGTTTCTCTTCGTCCACGACATCGGCCTTCAATATCGGCGCTTGCTTGAAAGCCCCGCCGCGGTTCATGACTTTTTTATACAGTAGTTTGTCCATTATTCCAGAATGTTTGCAATGATGTTTTTCCCCTGTTGCTCGGTAATGAGACCGGAGGCGATCGCGTTGCTGGCAGCCGTCACGGCCGCCGTCAGCGAATCGGCATACAGCCGCTTCGCTTCCTGGAAGATCGACAGGTGATCGAAATAGGGAACGATGCGGAATCCGTCGAACCCGTGCGCCGCGTTCAATACCTCCGATATTCGCTCTGCATCCGGTTTGATCGCATCGTTGTACAATTTGACCTCGGCCGCCGTAAGATTCGCATAGGTCGTACCTTCGGTGTCGATCAGTACATACGGCACTTGATAGGCATCGGCGATCTCCTTCTTGGCATTGCGCTGCACCTCCGTGAGATTCATGTCCTTCATGTTGGCCGAAATCTGCACGAAAGCAGCCTTCAATCCGGTCACGATGTACTTATATTGGCCCTTCATCACGCCGTATCGCCGCAGGGCCGCTTGTGCCTGCTCCCGATCCTCCTTGTTCTCCGGCAACACGGATGTCCGGAAATCCTCGCTATTCAACGAGATGATACCCAATGCCCCTCTGTTGATGATGAGTTCGTTCTGCGCCTCGAATGACGACACGAAAGGATTGACGGCGTTCTGCAAGGCTGACAGACGCGACTGCGATGCTCCGAAGATATTCGGATTATAGGCCGAATCCCGCACGACGAACATTTGATCCCGATCGACACGAATTTGATAATCGTTGATCGAAACCATATAATAATCGATCTGCGGATCGGGCCGGAACCCGGTGAATTCGGAGGTCGTCACCTCCTGAACAAGCGGATTCGGAATCACGTAGAGTTCGTAGGCCGTGGGCACACCGACCGGCTCCCAGCGAAGAATATAGGCTTTTCCGTAAATATCCTTGAAGGCTTCGATCATCGCCGTGAAATCTTCGATCGTTTGAAAGTCATTCGGATGCTTCCACCTGTTCAGTTCCTCCGTGCGACCTGCGACCTGGCGAGCGTCGTCCGACGGATCGACAGCCCACCAGCGGGCGTTGTGAATTGCCGCGGATTTCTTGGTCACGACCGAAAACAACGCGCTGCACCGAGCGTAAGCGATAGTCTGTCCGGCAACGGTGTCGCAGTCGATCGTACTACCGCTGCCCAATCCCATTGCCGAGAGAAAATCGCGCACAGAGACGAACCGCTGTTCCTCCGCTGTCGGAGTTCCGCACTCCGATTTCGTCGTCAAGTCCTGACTCTTACTTCGCCACTTCAAGCTGAATCTCATTGCACATAGCCTTTGAAGCAAATGTAAGGGCGATAAAAGAGGGTTCTCCGAACTTTTCGCTGTTTTTTCATTTTCGGCGGTTGCAGACCCAATAGAGATACTCCATTACAGCGTATCGGGCCGCATCCCACAAGTGATTGAATTTGTCGATCGGCTGGTTGATCGTAATGCCGTTCACCGAATCCCACACATAGGAATTGGCCTCGGTTTGGAAATTACGGCTGCGGACGATATGGAGGCGGAACGATTTGACCATGTGAATTCCGTCCGTTACGGAACCGGCATATTTCTTCGCCTTCACCACGCTGAGCCCGCGCAGCAGCAGGCCGTCGACCATCGATTCGGGATTTTTAGCGTATTTGTCCGCCGAGTCGGCGAATATGGGCATCCGCCCGACTATCCCCTCGATCGCATCGTAGAGCAAGGCCGGATCGGAGCAGGGTGCATAAAACTCTTCCTTCATGTATAGATCAAGCCCCCGAAGCCCCAGACGGACGAGCGCCGTAGGATCGTTCGTAAATCCGAAGTCGAGACCGAACACGACCCTTTCCAGGTCGGACGGAAATTCATCGATCCAGTCGATATTCGGATAGACAAGACCCTCTTTCGCTGCACGGATTCCCAATCCATAGACTTTCCATCGCCACTCGTCGGCCGTGCCCGCAGCAATGTTCGCCGGTGTAGGTTCATAGGATTCGATTTCTCGTATGACCCCAGGCGGGCAGAACGGATTGTCTTTGTATGTCGTGTGCGTAAAATAGGTGTGCGGCTGCCCTTCCAGTTCGAAGGCCCAATGTTCGGTATATTTGGGATTCCAGTCGCCGATGACCATCGTCGTGCAGCGCATCGTGATATTTTTGTACTGCTGCTTCGAGATGTCGTCCAGCATCTCGTTGATGTAGATGATGTCGCAATCGTATCCTTCACGGCTATCCATTCTGTCCAATCCGCGGAAATGGATCACGGAGTTGTTGATATAGTATTCGGGATGTTGATTCTCGCTGCGCATCGCATCGGGATCGTAGACGCCGCGCAGGGTCAGTTTCTTGCGGAAATCGGCAAGGGTGATCTCCTTGCAGGCCTGCAACGTATTTCGATATACGAAGATATTTAGCGGGGATAGTGCGAGCGTACAGATGTCGTACAGAAAATCGAAGGCATCGTAGGTCTTTCCCGAACGGCTCGACCCTTCATTAAAAATCTTCAACACCGCATCCCGTTCCCTGTACTGCATGTACCGATACATGAGGTAACGATACACTTTCCCCCGATAGGTGCGGATGTCAGGCAGACGATGCATCGGCAGGCGGTGTTTTTTCGATCGACAACGCATCCTCCGCGTCTATTTGAATGACGACGGGAGCGACGGCAGGATTTTCTATCTTTCCGGATAGTTTCACCTCCTTCGGCGCTGCGTAACCCAACATGTTCATGATGCTGTCGAGACTCTTCTGCTTGTCGTAGCACTCGATCTTCACGAACTCCTCGACAATCTCATCGCCATTCGAAGCGATCCGTTTGACCTGTTTGGTATTGATCGACTTTATACTTGCCTTCTCATCGTCCGTGAGCGACTCGAACTCTTTAAGCGACATCCAGCCGTTACGAATGCGGGTCGCATCCGAAAAGGCGATCTTCTGGTGCTCGCGGATGATCTGCAAGGCCGAGATGCCCGCAGCCTCGGCAAGGTGAGTTTTCAGATATTCGATCCTCGCTGCAACCTCGCTGTTTTGTAATAGCAGATAGGCATTATTCCATACCGTGTTATCGCTCATGTTCGAACATCTGTAAGCATAGCGATATGCCTCGGACGCATTACCGCATTCGAGGTACTTATTGCAAAACTTTTCCTGTTTGATCGTGAGCTTGCCCATATATGCAAAGATCGCCTATCGGGGAGACGATTCTTTCAACTTTTCGCTCTTTTTCATTGCCCGATATAGCGGTATTGTAGGTGTGCATGTAAATCATGCCACTCTTCGATCAGTCGGGGATGCCGTTCGACAAATGCCTCCCACTCGATGCGGCGCAGATAGATCCGCCCGTTGCGGACGACTGTGCCGAGTGTCCGATCCACTCGAATCGATTTCCATATCCAACGTGTCGAAATGCCGTACTCATCGGCTGCGGCCTGAATTGAGATAAAATGGTTCATTGCAAATCCCGAATTAATTACTACCTTTGTTCTTGGGTGAGGGGTGTCTTTCGGGATCGCCTCTTTTTATATCAAACAGTTATACCTGTTCTACTTTCCGGAATATTACATCCGTCCCATCCTCTCGTTCGTACCAACGACAGCTGCCTGTCATCTCGTTGTAAGAGCAATTGCCAAAACACGCACAATCCCAACATGCACATCCCTCTTTATTCGGATCATACCCTACAACCTCTGCGGTCTCGCCTTCATACTCGAACCTCTCGCCGACCGGACGGGTGTAACGTTTTTCATCTCTGGGTTTCATGGCTTCCCTACCTTTCGAGTTTCACCACCTCGTCCATTCCGACGATACCTCGCCGGCGCAGACGCTTGATAAAGTTCTTCATGTTCAATGCCTGCTCATAGTAACAGTCCTTTTCGACCTTGACACGCGATTTGCGGTCGCTCTCGATCTTCATGTTCTCAGGATTCAGCCACGAATCGGCCGAAACCTCCACTTCCGCTCTCGACGCTGTCCGCGTAACCGTATTGAATTTATAGAGGGTATGACCGGGCACCCGAACCATCTGTCCGATCAGTTTGTATTCGTTCTGCTTTCGTTCGACGGCCTCGATCTGCGCTTTGGCTATCTTATCGTTCGTCACGCCGTCATGTGGAGTCAAGATGTCCATCGTTCTATTCGTTTACAATAGTGTCGTTTGGATGAATTTTTCAGTGCGACGAGCCGCTGTTCGTGCATGTTTCGGATCGATCTCATACCCCACGAATCGGCGTCCCAGTTTGGCAGCCATTGCACACTCCGTTCCGCTTCCGGCGAAGGGTACCACCACGAGTGCACCGGGACGTGTCGTGACCTGAATCAGATAACTGGTGATCGCATCGCCTTTGACTGTGTCGTGCCCGTAGCGTTTCGATGCGCCGGAATCTTGCGGAAACTGCAATACGTCGGTCGACCGTTCGGGAAGATTGAACGGCCGCCGCAGCTCCTCGTAGTCCTTGCGTAGCTCCTCGTAGTCCTTGCGCAGCTCCTCGTAGTCCTTGCGCAGCTCCTCGTAGTCCTTGCGCAGCTCCTCGTAGTCTCGGCACAGATACTCGCTGTTGGGCCGATCGCCGTTGAAGAGGTTGCGAAGACGTTCATAATTCTCTCGGGTCGGCAATTCCCATTGTGAGCCGCGCGTGAACCAATGTCCGGCCATGTAGGTATGCAGGGCATCGTTGACATGCTTCGGTGTGAAGCCTGCCCGTTCCATTTCCGAGATCATGTAATCTACCAGAGGCTTCATGCACCGTGTCCGGCACATCCCCTGTTCGTATTCGAATACACGCAGAATTTTCCGAGCCTCACCTTCCCGAATCTCAGGCCTCGACTCATAAAGTATGAATCGTTCTGCATTCGGAATGAATTTACGCGATATTTCTGCGTTTTGCACTTTACCCCAACCGTTCGACTTATCCCATGTGCAGCTATTTAAAAACTGAAACATAGTGTCAAGGATCACCTGCGTATATGCGATTCGATTATCGGAGCCCCACCATATCAGTGTACCGTTGTCTTTCAATAAGCGCCGGCACTCTTCACCCCAGCGGCGTACATCGTTCAGGTAATCGTCGAACGTCGGCCATACGAAGTCGAAATCGCCTTTGTACTGGAAATAGGGCGGGTCGGCGATAATCAAGTCGGCGCAATGATCGGGCAACCGATTTTTCATAAAATCGCAGTTGTATACGACATTTTCGGGGATTTCCGTCATAATTTTTTGGAATTAAGAATTTGTTGATTATATTTGCATTGCATCTTTATGGCAGTCGTTGGACTGCAAGTCCTGCCTGCGGACAGGGCCACCCAAGCGAGCCTCTTCGTCGGATTGGGCACCTGCAATAAAGTCACATTCAGTTAACTTCATGTGACTGCCGTATTCTCTCGTCCCACCACGCCACACTTTTCGAGCATACTTTTTTGCCCTTTCCTTAATCGCTTTCTCTCATATTCACATTTGGTTTTACCGGTTATCACCGTTCCCGTCGATCACACCGCGTTCTTATCGGTGATTTCACCCACTTCTGTCATCAGTCCGAACAACATGTAGGTGTCATGCTTGCAACGCTCCATGCAGGTTGTCATCGCCTGCTCTTGATACTCATTCAATGATATCCTCGCTATTTTGTCCTATTGAAAATTTCAAACAACCGATTATAAATATCTGCAAAGCGTTTTCGCTGTTCTGTATCGGTCAATGTATTTGTGAACTTATGGGCGACAATCCGTTTCCTCTCATCCCATATTATTCGGGCCTTATCGACGCCGGGGACAAAAAAGATATTCGGATATTTGCGCCATTGGATCAATGTGCCAGATTCAACCATCGTGAGTATCTCTGCCGGAAGCGTCTCTTTCGTCGCTTCGACAGAAAATATTTTCCCTCGTTCTCGTTCGATTGCATTCTTCGTTTTTTCGATTTCTGCCTGTAAACGTCGGAGTGAATCATTCTGTCGATCCCATTTATCGAGTGTTGACCGACCGTTGCGCTTATCATTCAATGGTTGACCGTTAGATTGTTTAACACAATTGAAATGGTTTAGCAATCTGTTATCGAAGATCTGCTGTTTCTTTTTCAGCGATTCTTCGAGGATTTCAAGGCGTTTTGTCGATTTCATTGCATCCATCATATCTGTAATTATTTCGAGATTTTGCGAGAATCTCGCTATTTCACCAATTCGAACTCATAAGCCACGACCCACGGATTGCGTTTCCACGTTCCCCGTCCGGACACCTTGTCGATCAGCGAAGCGAAGGCTTCGCGGGGAGTGTCAAACCCATCATCGCTATTTCCAAAAAGGCCGTAAACTTCGTATTTGTCGTACTCTACATCCCCTAAGATACCCTCCTTCATGCAATCCTCCTCCGAAATATCCTGCAACCGTTCGCACTTGATTCCGGTGATGCGGATTTGATGGGGCATCAACTCGGCCTTAGTAAGCATCTTGTTCGTCCAACCAGATGGTTTATCATCATCTTCCCAAGCATACGGATTGACACAGTTGGAGTAGTCGAAAATATCTTGATATCTCTGCGCCACGGCCACGACCTCGCCGACCTTGTAGGACAGCTTTTTCTCAGCACATACATCGCCGCTACGCCCGATGATTTGGACGTATCCTGCAAAAATTCGTACCTGTACGTCGGAGGTGGACTTGATATTAATCAGCATCATCGCCATGGTCTTTCGACCCTCGATGACCGCCTGCGTCAAGCCGTAGCGGTCGTTGAACATAATCTTTTTCATATTACTCTCCCAATCTCTTAATGGCTTCCAGAAATACGGCGGCCCAGATCAATGCAGGGGTATCGTTCGGGTCATCCATATTGAGTTCCGGCGTGAATTTGGTGGAGACGGAGACTTCATTCCCATTTTGGGTAATCTGGACGACAGCCGTCTGCTCGTTGTCCTAAAAAGTGATTTTTACCTGATTGTTTTTCATAGCTAACTTATTTTGAGGTATTCAAATTCGTATTTTAATTACTTGGTTAATTTTTCATGAAGCACATCCATATCGTTTTTCCGTGTTTGGATGTCGGGTGTCCGAACAACGGTTTATAGGGGATGATGTCCAATATTTGCCGAACTTTTATCTGATCCTCGTTCCATTTGAATATCAGAATTCCTTCCGGCTTCAAGACCCGCATACATTCATCGAAAGCAGCACGTATATCCGTTTCCCAAGAAGGAAGAAGCATTCCGTATTTCTGAGCCAACCATGACGTGCCGCCTAATTTTCTGAGGTGCGGCGGATCCAATACAACCAGCCGGGACGATTCATCGTCGAAAGGCATAGCCCGAAAATCTCCGACTATGTCGGGATCCACCTTGATATGACGCCCATCACAAGCGAGGAGTTCCTCGCGGCGAATATCCATAAACAGAGCTTCTGAACAATATTTGTCGAACCACATCATACGGGATCCGCAGCATGCATCGAGAATCTTTTTGTTGTTCCGATTCGGGAAAATGATACTTCAATACGCGCCGGCAGAACGGGTCGATCTCGCAGTTGAAGACGTTCGTCCAGCCGGCCCACGCGGCCGCTAAGTCGAAGCCGCCGATGCCGCTGAATAGAGAACCGTGCGTCATTAGTACTCCACCGCTGCCCTGCGATCGATGAAGAAATGAATACCCGGTGCGCATTCGCTCCACCTGTTATCGTCGAAATCCGGAACTTCCACAGTAGCACCGACAGTGTAGACGAAGTCTTTGTCATGGTCGGAACGAACGGTATCCTCAGTTGCCTTGGTGCCGTCCATGTTCTGAATCTCCATGACGTATGCTTTATCGCAACGGCATTTGTGTCCCGTTGCCGAACTGCGCCGTGCATCTTCCGGAATTCGTAATTTTACGATATGCCCAGAGGCTTTTTTCCAACCGATGAAACTACCCTCAGTCGGACATGATAGATAACATCCCTTGGCATCGCGTAGGTTGGCACCGCGCAGGTCGGCGCCGTACAGGTTGGCACCGCGCAGGTCGGCACCGCGCAGGTCGGCGCCGTACAGGTTGGCACCGCACAGGTCGGCACAGCGCAGGTCGGCATCGCACAGGTCGGCACCGCGCAGGTCGGCATCGCGCAGGTTGGCATCGCGCAGGTTGGCATCGCGCAGGTTGGCTTCGTACAGGTCGGCACCGCGCAGGTTGGCATCGCGCAGGTTGGCACCGCACAGGTCGGCGCCGTACAGGTTGGCACCGCACAGGTCGGCACAGCGCAGGTCGGCATCGCGCAGGTTGGCATCGTACAGGTCGGCACCGCGCAGGTTGGCATCGCACAGGTTGGCACCGCACAGGTTGGCACCGCGCAGGTCGGCACCGCGCAGGTTGGCACCGCGCAGGTTGGCATCGCGCAGGTTGGCATCGCACAGGTCGGCATCGCGCAGGTCGGCATCGCGCAGGTTGGCACCGCGCCTAATAGCGTCCAAAACCGTTTCGGTGATTGTGTTTCCCTCTTTCGTGTATTCAAATACGACCGAACCCGTCCAACGGTTGCGGATTTCGATTTTAATCTGTTTCGTTGATTCCATTGTGGTAAATTTGTTTATCCGGATTCATGTATTGATTTGCGGCAGCAATAGCATCTTCGAGCGTAAAGAGACGGCGATCTTTGTCGGGTATGAAGATTTTACTCATGGCTTTTCTCTTTTTTCAACGCCTCGATCCGTTCGAGAATCCGCGGTTTGGCGAGGTATTTTCTGAATGTGTGAATCAAATTAATAGAGAACCGTGCGTCATTAGTACTCCACCGCTGCCCTGCGATCGATGAAGAAATGAATACCCGGTGCGCATTCGCTCCACCTGTTATCGTCGAAATCCGGAACTTCCACAGTAGCACCGACAGTGTAGACGAAGTCTTTGTCATGGTCGGAACGAACGGTATCCTCAGTTGCCTTGGTGCCGTCCATGTTCTGAATCTCCATGACGTATGCTTTATCGCAACGGCATTTGTGTCCCGTTGCCGAACTGCGCCGTGCATCTTCCGGAATTCGTAATTTTACGATATGCCCAGAGGCTTTTTTCCAACCGATGAAACTACCCTCAGTCGGACATGATAGATAACATCCCTTGGCACCGCGCAGGTCGGCGCCGTACAGGTTGGCACCGCGCAGGTTGGCATCGCGCAGGTTGGCATCGCACAGGTCGGCACCGCGCAGGTCGGCATCGCGCAGGTAGGCATCGCGCAGGTCAGCACCGCGCAGGTCGGCACCGTACAGGTCAGCATCGCGCAGGTTGGCACCGCGCAGGTCGGCACCGCACAGGTCGGCACCGCACAGGTAGGCACCGCACAGGTTGGCACCGCACAGGTCGGCATCGCGCAGGTCAGCACCGCGCAGGTCGGCGCCGCGCAGGTCGGCATCGCACAGGTTGGCACCGCGCAGGTCGGCACCGCGCAGGTCGGCATCGCACAGGTTGGCACCGCACAGGTTGGCACCGCGCAGGTCGGCACCGCGCAGGTTGGCACCGCGCAGGTTGGCATCGCGCAGGTTGGCATCGCACAGGTCGGCATCGCGCAGGTCGGCATCGCGCAGGTCAGCACCGCGCAGGTCGGCACCGTACAGGTCAGCATCGCGCAGGTTGGCATCGCGCAGGTTGGCACCGCGCCTAATAGCGTCCAAAACCGTTTCGGTGATTGTGTTTCCCTCTTTCGTGTATTCAAATACGACCGAACCCGTCCAACGGTTGCGGATTTCGATTTTAATCTGTTTCGTTGATTCCATTGTGGTAAATTTGTTTATCCGGATTCATGTATTGATTTGCGGCAGCAATAGCATCTTCGAGCGTGCGAACTACAACATACTTGTTCCCCGCAGTCTCAAAGGACTCTTGCCATCTTCTCTGTACGGCACTCTGACGACTGCCCTTTCCCTGTGTCTTGAACTCCAAACCGAGCGATCCGTACTTGCCCCTCGGAACGAGCAGAAGCAAATCCGCAGCACCGGCCGTCATACCTTCGGCCTTCATGATTGCGGCTTCGGTCTTACTCCGGAGTCCGCCGTTCGGGACACTCGTCAGACATAGTGCATAGGACGGATATTGCATCCGGAACCAGCGGACGAACGACTGTTGTATACGAGATTCAACGTGCCTCATTTGCGCAGACTGTTTCCATTGAACGCAACACGATAGCACAGGTATTTAATACGGTCATATATCCGGTCACCATAGCGTTCCTTGATGCCTTCACCCGACAGATTTGAGGAAGCTATAACCATCCGATCGGGGTTATCCTGCACCTTGTTCACGATCTCGACTACCACATTCCGGCGTGTACCGAATTCGACGCGATCCACCTCTACACCTATATCGTCCAATGCGATGAACTTGCGTTTTAATACCTCGTCGATACATACGTCCTGCGCTCCGCAGTCCACGACCGTAACGATTCGATTAGCGAACTTGCGCAACAGCATGGGAATGGCGTAGCGGGTTATCAGGGATTTTCCGCGTCCGCAATTACCGAACAGCAAAAGTCCCTTACCGTTGTTATCCGACAACCACGCTGCAACCTTGTCGTATTCGGGAAGCCATACCAATCGTTCTCCCATTGCCGACAGCACAGTAACCAGCGCGTTTTTCAATTCCGTCCGCGCATCGGGTATCCGAAACCGGAAGCGTGCGCATGGAACCGGATTACCCTCAGTTTGTAGTTGTTTGAGTATTTCTTCGTAAGACATATTCAGAATTCATCATAATGTTGAGTCGGTTTTGCATGGTAGGTCGTAGCCGGATGCCGAGTGTTCGAACGGGGCAACGACGTTTCATTACGCCGACGCGCCCAATTCAGAAATGTCAGATAGGCCGAACGATTGCGTTTCAGCAAGGGTTCGTAGTTATGCATCGCGCGCAATAGGTCGCGGATGAAGTCAAGAGCATAAGCCTCTTTTAAAGCCGAGAATTGCGCCTCGGAAAAAGGCTCTTTCATTTTCGCGACTCGCGGTGCATTTTCCGAAATCCATTGTTGAAACTCCAAGAACTCGCGGGAGGGGGTGCCGCGGAACTGGGGGAGGGTGTTGGAGGAGTCAGTTACCTCTGCCTTCTCCGAGAAGGGCGGTAGTACGACTATCTCCCCATTAGGGGGATTATAGGGGGTAATATTATTCTTGTCTAGTCTATCTTCTATACAAGAAGTATCGCCTTCGTTTTGGCTTCGTTTTTGGCTTCGTTTTTGGCT